GCCTAGCCGTTGGGATGCTGATGATAGGAGAATTTGTTCCTCTACCACCGTACCGTCTTTGCTGCGACGCAATATTGTATCGCCCATGACCCACTCAGAATAATCATTCTTCCACCCCATCGTGGAGTAGAGGTTGGTCATGGTGCGTTGTTGCCGCAGTTTATCCATGTATGAGCGCAACATATATTGAAAGTACTCCGTTTGTTTCTTGCTTGTTAGAACAATGCCTTGGTCTGCGATTGCTCCCGCAAACTCTCGGCTTCCTTCGGTCAGGTAGGCTTGACGCAGATTCAGCGGTTGCCAACCAATATGGGGTCGTTTCCAATGATAGCGAACCACCTCGTACCCAAGAGATTCATCCTTGCCGTATCCGACTGGATACAAATCAAACGGAGATACATCAATGTCTGTGTCGTCAATGGTGCATTTGATTCCCTTGTCTGTTCGCTTAAACGGCTTTGGCAACTCCACTTCGTAAGCAGTTTGGTCAAGCACATCTTGACCTACTTCAACCTCTTGGTACTGAACGCCTAGCCTTACTGGGCTACCAATCTTGTCCTTGAACTTACAACCCTTACACCCACCGGGGCGCACTTCCTCAAAGCGAATACATTTAGTCGGGCCTTCAGACCCTTGCTTCCAATGTTCCATCTTGTCGATGGTTGCTTGCGGGTCAAAGTCAGGATGACCCTCACTCCATTTAATTGCGACATCGTTTGCGTCGTGACAATAAGCGGCTACGCCAAGCATCCGATACCACATCGGTTCATTGACTTTGGTCTTATCAGCCTTGTTCTCGTACATCCATTTAATCTGTTGGCACTTATTGAGAATGGCTTCCCCGTTTGATAGAGGGAAGTCAGACTGCACCGCCATATCTTGTAGCAACTTACTGTTAGATGCTTGATGTGTGCGGCTCGCCAGCGGAGTCGTCGAGGTAACGGCGTACTTCCGCAAGTCTTTCGGGTCTACGGGTGTAGCGTCAATCAGCAGTTTGACTTCGCGTGGTGTCTCATCCTTATAGTTATGTGTCCCAACAGGTCGGAGAATACGGGCGATGTCGCTCGTCACAACAGGGTCAATCTTGAACCCGTTGTTTAGTGCCGTGGCTTTCATGCCATCAGCAATTGATTTCCATTCTTCCGGCCGGAGTGGTTCAGTCAAACACCAGTAAACATGTAGCCCTCCGCCTGACATCACTATCATCGGCGTCGGCATAGAAAGTTTAGTGACGAAATCCCCAAGGGCTTTCAGCCCGTCTTTCCAAGTGGGGTATTCCTTTCCTTCACCACAGTCCACATCCATCGCAATCACTTGCGTTAGATGCACATTGTCTACCTTCCTACTTCCTGTATCCTTGAAGGATGATATGGCGTAGTACGCATCTATCCCCTTCGTGTCACCCTGTTCTACTGCATGTGCAAGTTCTTCAACTGTCTGAAAAAATAATTGTCGTGTTTGTTTTGCACGAATAAATACTGCAACATATATTCCTTCAGACGGCAGAACCCGCTTTAGAAAGTCAAGCGTGTTCATATTGCTCCTGTTTCTAGTGGGGGAACAAGTCCCCCACTCACCCTTATTGGTAAGTCTCTAACAATTCATCAAGTCGTTGTCTGCGTTGCGGTTGCTCCATCGCGATCACATCAGGCGTAGGCCATTGGTGGTCGGTCATAATTGCAAGCAACCGTTTAAGCATCAGCCTAACATACTCGTCACTGCTTTTCCGTAGGGGCTTACCACGAACCCAACCGTAATAAGTCATACGGGATGTACCAAGCAGTGACGCCATGTCAGTTGTTGTCATCAACATATGCTTTCGCAACGCTTCAACTTTTGTAAAGTCGAGAGGTTGCTTAGGCATCATCAGAGTTTACCTCCCCGACAAGTGCGGCAATACTATCTGCCAATGCCGCCGCACTCGTTGTTGCAGGTGCGGTAGGTGCGGCAGGTGCAGGTTTCGGGGTAGCCGCCTTTGCAGGTGCGGCAGGTTTGGATGCACCAAAACCACGCTTTACAGGGGCAGGTTGTTCCGCAACAGGAGCAGGGGCGGGGGTGGGTTCTACCGCCTTTAGTACGGGCTTCGGTGCAACTGGGGCAGGTGCAGAGATTTGTGGCACTGCAACTGGCGTACGAGGATTCTCACCTGTAATTTCTTTCACAGGTTCAGAACCAAACAAGGGGTCAACCGCCGCTTGTACATCAGCCTCATTGAATCCACCAAAGCCGAACTTCAGTTTGGGGAATGACGCATCTGTATCAAACGATACACGGGTGCGAACAATCTCGGGGGCAATCCCACGCATGGCAAGTTCTTTCTGATACTGATTCAATCCCTTCAGTGCAGCGGGAGTGACCTGTAAAAGATAGATCGGGCCTGTTGGGTCATCAGCAGACACCACGGCAAGACGCTTCTGATCGGCACAGGCTTTGATCTGCTGACCTTGGGGAGTCACTTTGGAACCCCATGCGTTTTGTGGGCAGGATGCACATAGGTCATTCTGCGGTTGGGTAGACTGGGGATCAGGGCCAATACCATCCAACGAGAAACAGTCAGGTGCTTGTGGCTCGGAGTCAGGAGTCCATGCCTTTGCGTACCATGTCTTTGACAGGCGAGGGTTAGACCCGACCACAACAACATCAATGGTTGTGGTATCCAATACCGTCTCGGTGTCACCCTCGACAATACGGAACCGCCCACCTTTGATACTGATACGGGGGATGGATTCACCACCTGTACCTAGACCACCTGCAATAGAGGTGGCAAGCATAGACGGTTGTCCGATACGACCTGCCAAGTGGGCAGGAACTTGTACATTCAATGGAACGAGATTGCTCATAGATTTCTCCTTAAAGTGAGCGGTTAGTCATCAACACGGGTTACGGGCTTACGGATATTCACCTCCAACTTCGTGCCGTAATTCACGCCGGGGGGTACTGCTTTGTTTGCATCAATATATCCACGGACTGCAACTTTACTAATGCGTTTCTCTAGCATGTCAAAGGCTTCATTGTCACGAATGAAACCCAACACGGCATCCCAGTCTGCGACATTGGCAAAGTCTGTCGTGGTTAAGAACGCAGTTCCATGCTTGGTTTTGAAACTGGTAACGCCTTGGGCATCAGCCTGTTCCTTAATCCATGCTTCAAACTGCTCCATCTTTTCCTTCAAAACCTTAACCTGATCTTTGGTTTCGGCTTCAATGGCTTCCTTCTTATTGCGGAGTTTGAGATACGCCGCGACTACATCATCTACTGTAACGCTCATAGATCACCTCTCAGTTTCTTGTTGAATCAAATCAAGAAGTAGTCCCTGCAACTTTTGTTTGTTCTTGAGCCGTTGATAAATCTTATGCTCAAGATCGGTTGCTTCAATGTGGATTACATTTGAGACATGCTTCTTACCTATACGCTCTATCCGACCATTTGCTTGGGTGTATTGTTCATTGCTATTGATCGGGCCATACCACACAATCGTTGACGCAGTAGTGAGCGTTAGACCATGCGCCATCGTGCCGGGGTGGGCAATCAGTACATGTGGATGTTTAGAATTTTGGAAATCATGGAAGATCTGATTTCGTTTATGGCTTGATACCTCACCATTGACGACACCTACCGACCAATGCTTACCAAGTTCTTTCTCCAACATGTGCAGAGTACCCGTCAGCGGTACAAATACGATTACCTTTTCACCTGCTTCTTCTATTACCTCCTTAACTAGATTAACCCTTGGGCTTGCATCGACTTCGATGTTTTGTCCATCGTCACCGTAAGCCACGCCACAACAAATCTGTACAAGTTTCTGAATCTTGACTGCTTCATTGACCGCAGTAATGGTTCCCTCTGCCGCCTCGGATACAAAGTGTCTGAGCATTTGGGTGTAGTGCTTCTTCTGAAGTGGGGTCAACTCCACCTGTCGTGTCTGAATTATGGTGTCAGGCAAATCAAAACACTCATCACGGGTGTACCGTACCGCAGGTTGCAAGATATGTTTAACAATCTCCACCGACTCAGGTCGTGGTACAAAATTCCATTGACCAATCTTCATCATCACCTGTTCACGGAATGATGTGTATGTTTTGGTGCAGTACGGACTGTTGACCAACTTAGCCAAAGCCCACGCATCGGTTGGGTCATTCGGTGTAGGAGTTCCAGTCATCAGCCACAAGCGTGTTGCAGGATTGTTGTCTATCCAACGGCGGAATATCTTGAACCTCTGCGTTGATGGGTTACGCAATACTGCCGCTTCATCCACGATCACCAAGTCAAACATCCCGTGGCATGCGTCTTGAATGATGGGGAATCCATCATGGTTGATGATGTAAAAGTCTGCCTCTGCATTTAGCAACTGCTTGCGTTTAGCGGCAGTACCATGAAGCACAAAGAACTTGCGGTGTGGAAAGCCTGTAAAGATACCGTCACCCCACACCCGCTCAAGGGTTGACAATGGGGATAGGATTAGAACCTTCTTGATTTGCTTTGTTTTTATCAGATAGTCAGCCGCCCATAGTGCCGATTGGGTTTTGCCTGTACCGATTTCGTTCAGCACTAGCCCCCGTTGGTGCAGGGTCAAGAACGCAGCAGTTTGTTTCTGATGCTCATACGGTGTGTACTGGCCGGGCCAGTCGTAGTAATACAGTATAGGGGAGGGGGCTTGAATACCAAGGTTGCGGAGAACCCGCACCTCGTCGAGTCTATGGGGCGTGACCACAAGGGGTACGCCTTGATACTCAAACGGCTTTGCCGTAGGAATAGTGTCAAGAACCTTGTTAGGGTTATTGAGTTTTAGAGCCAAGGCTCTTGCATCTTGGACTACTAACATTGTTTGTTCACCTGTCTAGTTTTTCTTTTATCACCGTCTCCATGAGAGCCAGTGTTTCATCATCAAATACAACCATCCACCAACCACCTGCGTTTTGAATCTCTTGACCACACTTCACTTGTAATGCGGTGGGCTTTCTAGTTTTGTCAGCCTTGACTTCAATCCCAAAGAACTGCCCACGCACTATCGCAATCAGGTCGGGTATCCCTGCCTTGCCGAATCCATTGTTGGCAGGGAAGAAGTACCACACGCCATGCTCCTTCAACACGGCTACCACCTTGCGTTTTACTTTACCTTCGGGAGTATTGTAACTCACTTTACGCTCTTGTCAAGTAGTGTTAAACCCTAGCACTCACACAATCGTGTCGAGCAGGGCAGAACCGACATAGCCCCGATGGGCGCATAGGCCAGTTGTCATGCTCCAAAGACTTGTAGATACGGGCTATCCGCTTCATGGTGTCTGCCCATAGGTCATTGACCTGCGACCTGTAATAAGTCTCTGTATCCATCTCCATTGTCTTGAGCCATACGAGGGAAGTCCTGACGCAATCCACCTGTGGGAAGTGCTTGAATACCTGCGCCGCAAACAGTTGCATTTGGAATTGGTCAAGGTTTCGTTTGCCTGTTTTCCAATCCATCACATTGGCGAGGTTACCATTTATTACAAGGATGTCAAGTTTAGATCTGAGCCATGCGTCTGCCTCCCACCAACCTGTTGGTGTAAGGTTCTCGGTGAGGACAAGTTCATGTTCGATATGGAGTTCGCCCCCCTTGGCAATCCGTTCAATAGATTCACAGAGGGGTTCGTAGTGGGCAATATCTTGTGGCAACATCCTGTTGGATTTGAGCCTGTGTTCAAGGTACTCGTGAATCCGCTCACCATACTTGGATGCTTCACCCCCCTCATCCACCACATCCTTGGCAACACGCTGACGGAAGTAGCGGTAGGGGCAATTCTCGTACAGTTTGATTGAACTGTATGAATGACTTAGTTTCATATTGTCAGCGATGGGACTTCCATCGCCCTTAACTTATTTGGAATGGTCAATTTAGCAGGGTTTTTTGGGCTTGTCAAGTGTCGCCATAGGAATCTGCCATGCCTGATTCACAGGCAACGGGTAGCCCTTGCGCCCAGATGGGTGGGGTAGACATGGTTTGTACAAGAAGTTGCTCGGCGTCTGTCGCTTCTGCTACATGGGCCGTGATGATGATCTCATCGTGTACTTGGAAAGCCACATGGTAGTGCTGACCAATCGCCGCCATCTGTTCTGCCACAACGATACGAGCAAGTGCTTGAACTAGATTCTCTGTGACCTTACCACCATAAATCTTAGTCCAATTGATCTCTTTGATTTCACCATTAAGCACACGCTCTTGCATCGCCTTGCGATATTCCCTTGCATCAGCGATGTAGTAGAACTGACTGCCGTCTGTACGCAAGGCAGGGTATCGTATACGCATCTTGTTAGGCAGTATGATTCCCTCGCTATCATATGGAATCCAATCAACGATCTGCCCATTCTGTCCTGTGACCATATGGTTAAGCGCACGACCGCAGAGATTCCACAGTTGCACAATCTTAAAGTTCTTTTGGCGATACAGTCGGACAATGCGATCCGCTTCATGTAGTTCGATCTTGACTGAGATACCGCCTTGCCCTATCTCTAGGGTGCGCCGAAACTTCTCAGCCCCCATGCCGTAGCCTAGCCCCAAGATACAGGTCTTGCCAACAAAGCGTTCCACTTTGTCAGCCTTAGTTATCTTGCGACCATAGACTTCGGTGGCAAACTCAGAGTACACATCACGCCCCTCTGCAAATGCCTGAACCAAGTCGTCTTGCCCTGCGACATAAGCAACCATGCGGGCCTCGATCTGTGAACTATCACAGGCAATGATCTTGTGGGATGGTGGTGCTTTGAGTGCGCGTCGAATAGAGTTATTACCACGAGCGGGTAAGTTTTGTAGGTTGAGTTTGTCCCCACCTGAGAACCGCCCTGTGTGTGCGCCGTAATAGTTAAGCATAATCGGAAGTCGCCCACGATTGGCAACTTCTATCAGGGCTTTTGTACGAGTTTCTTCAAGGGTAGATTTAACACCGAGTCGGGCAGCCACCGCCGACTGCACACGCTCATCAGGATGTTCTAGTAAGTCAGTAAATGCCTTGTCGGTTTTAGAAAACGCAAGGGTTTCTTTGCCTGTGGTGGGGCTAATCTTTTTAGGGGGGTCAACACCGAGGTTGGTTAGGTACTTGGCAAAGATGGCGTTGCTCATCAGAGCCTTGGTCAAAGTCTCATCAGAGATACCATCGCCAAGACCCATGTCAGCAAGCAGGGTGCGCTTGCGTTCCAAGACTTCCTCAAGATGTTGCTCTAAGGTTGGCACATCCAACTCGATGACGGGTTCGGTGTACATCCGAATCGTTTGGTCAATGACCATCAGTTCAGATACAGGAAACCCTTTGCTCAGATGTTTGAATAATTGGTAGGTCAACTCGACATCGTTTCGGCAGTAGTTCCCGTAAGCGGAAAGTTCTTGTGGTGTGAAGTCAGCCTTGCGTTTGCCAATGGCTTGCAATACTTCTTCGCCCTTTGCGCCGATACCATAGTAGGTTGCTAAGGCTTTGAGACTACCACCCACCGTCATGTTGTGGAGTGGTCGTGCCATGCTTAGTGTGTCGAGCCACAGTTTAGGTTTGATGCCGTAGTGCCACGATAGGATTGCCCCATCAAAGGCGGTGTGATGGCAAAGGATAGCCTTATCAGAGTAGTCTAACCCTGTCAGGAATCCTTTGACATTACTACCGCTATACCATACGGCAGGTTCTTTGTTTACCTTGACACCTACCCCGATCACCTCAAAGCGAGGGTCACGGATGTAGGCTTCGGTAGTTATCTTTGAGAGTGAATACTCTTTGTCATAGTATGTCTCAAAGTCAATCGTAATTATGTCCATGCGTTTCCAACTTTTGAGTAATCCATAGATGAAGGAGTCGCGTTTGGAAAAGAAGTTCTTGTGTGAGTGGTTTACTCTGCTCGAACTTCCCTTCCAATAGCAACTGATGTATGTCTTTGTTCAGCCTATCCATGCGTAGCATGATTGAAGCATAGTCAAAGAAGTCCTCATTCATCTGTCTTGCATCCATATAAATGCGATCAACGCAAAGGCACTAGCCGCCGTTACGCAACCAAGCAAGAACATAGACCACTTAAAAATTTCCCATATGATCTCTATCATTTGCTCACCTCAATAAGTTTGGCGATGTAGTGTTGAGACTTCTTGATGTCTTGAAGTCCACCCTTGACATCACACCTAGCAAGATATTTGATTGCGTTGCCCCTTAGAAAACCGGCAAACTGTTCGGGTGTCATCCATGCTTGCATGGCTTCCCAAGGTTGCACCCGCATATCTTTATAGTGTGAACCACCAACTTGTTGTAGGTTGGGTGTCGTGGGGTGGCTCACAGCATGAGCCACGGGGGTCGAAACTTTTTTGCGTAGCGCATACACCATCGTAGCGTTGACCTTGAACTTCGTGGCAATCTCTTTTGGTGTGGCGGTGGGGTTAGCCACCAAGAACTTACGGATTTTTTCTGACTTACTGATTTTCTTTCTCATCTTTCACCTCAATGCTTTTGTACTTTTGGTTGTAGCCGTTTTCAGCGTAGGCTACTTCACGCTCTAACAACTTGATACGGTCTTGCTGAATCTTTACTTCTTTCTCCAACAACTCTATGTATGCCGCCGCTTCTCGGATGGCAGGGCTATTGTAGGAATCTGCAAGGCTAATTAGGTTTTCCTTTATGTTCACAGTTATCTCCATGTCTTTGATAGATTCTGTCGATTGACCCAACTACAAAAAACACCAATCTTTTCTTGTCCATTTCTGAGAACGCACCGACCTCCCCCAATACTGATGAAAGCGCAGGGATGATGTCGTCTACCTTCTCTCCTTCTATGGCGTCTTGTATCTTACGAACTACACGCATGTATTCTTTAAATATGTCTGTCATAAGACTCTCCATAGTATATCTTTTCAATCAAAGTTTCTAGGTAGGTCAATCCCTAAATCACCTATGTCCTCTTTGTAATCCTCAACTGAATCTTCGAACATAGATTTAATAGGCGTGTGTTTAACTACAACTTGTTTCTCTTTCTTAGACACACGCCCCCCGTAGAAAGCCTTCATCAAGTGGTCAACTTGTTGATTCATGGTTTGCTTCTTTGGTTTTGCTTTCTTACGCTCTTGTACTTTGATCGGGGTAGAGAGCCACCCTTCCTTGGTCTTACCCCGAACTCCGCACTCACACTTCCATCTGCGTATGGTTATCTTCTCGGTCTCCTGCCACCTCGTGTCGAGACACTTCATTCTTTTCTTGCATTGGGGACACCGCATTGAACACTCCGAACTGTTTACGCAAATCAAAACTGTATGTATTGCACACCTCATCTACGGCAATCAAAACATCTGTGCCTTTGATAGCACCACGATGATAATACCAACGATTGTGTAGCGCATGGCACACAAACCCACGCATCAACTCCAATGGAATCGTCTGCGTTTTAATCGCATCAGTCATAGCGTTAAGCCACAAAGGGTCTGCCCAATCAGGAACTGATCGTTGTCCTGACGCAGTAGTTTTCTCAGCCTGAATGATGGGGTCGAACGCACCGATACGCGCTCTTGTTTTCATGGCGTACTTGAACTTTCGTAACCCTCGTAACCATTCACGCTTGACAGAATCATTGACCTGATCTCGGTAGTTTGGCGGAGGATTTAAGCACTCACCTGTCAGCATGTTGAAGGATAATCCTTGCTCGTACTGCGGTGCGTTAGGAGAGCGCAAGTACGACCAATCCATAAACAACCTACCGTTATCCTGTCGGGTAGGTAGTTTGCTTGTATGCTGAACTCGATACTGCCCAAGACCTACTCGTTGCCACATGAATGGTACTGCATTATACAAACTTGACGCGAATGTAACGGCACACACCGCACGAATATCATGCGGAGGCTGAGTAAATGTAAAGATATTGTCAGGTGTCAGTTTGGCATACGAGATGCCATTGGTCTTGTCACCATAGTAGAACTCAAAGGTATCGCCCTCCTTGTAAACCCTACCCCACTTGCGTAAGGGTTTACCCTTAGCCTTGTTCTTTGCAGTACTGAAGAACTCCTCAATGTCTTGGTAGGTACGCAGGGGACACTTGTCCCACCAATGTTCAGTTTGTTGTGTCATGGTAGTCCTTACTTGGTTAGTTTGTGGGCGACAACGGTTGCGGTCAGAGAGCCAAGGTCTACCTCGGCAACCTCTTTTTTGCGGTCAGATACTTCACGAATCTCACGATGGCGATCACGATAACTATCGTCTACCAAGTCCCATAAGGGAGGCCACATCTTGAGAGCAGGTGCAAGGGTAGCGTGTGCATTTATTACCTTTGCTACTGATGCCACAAACTCGTCGCGTTGTTGAGTGATTGCCCTACGGCGGGTCTGCCATTCATAAACAACTTGCTTGAACTCTGCAAACTCAGGGATGTCGAGCAACCTATACTCGTTGTTATGATAACCACTGCTTTTCTTTGCCTTGGTTTTGACTGAAGCAGGGACACCATCAACAGGCATGGGTCGCTTAACTGTAAACGGTAGGGTTAAGTTAGGGGTTGATAGGTTTGAATCATCGACCAAAAACCCATCAAAGCGTAGGTTATCTTCCATACGGAGGAACTCAGGTGGTACTGCATTGAGCGCAGGAATAAATTCTGCAAAGATAATGTCGTACAACTTGTCGCCCCACCCATCGGTGACAAACTTGTTTGCTTCGTCAATGCGCTTATTAAATACTTTCTTTGCATTGCCTAAGATTGAATCTGTAAACTCCTTGCTGAATCGTACTGTTGCCATGTCATTCTCCTTTAAGTTTGCCAAGTGTCACTTGGGCTTGGTTAAGTACCTCATCTACACCATACTGCGCTACGAACTCAGGGTCAGGGTACAAGTCATGCACCACACGCACCAAGTTATTGATGGTTGTTATTGCTTCTTCTGCTACGGTCACCCGTATCTCCTTCTTCAACTGTTTATAAAACGGACTTTGAATTACCATTATGTTTCTTCCCATTCTGTGTAAAAACTTCTTCGTGTTGCTTGGCGTATAAGTCGGTCAACTCATATAGCCAATCACGAATAATGTCTAGCCCAACAACATTGTCAGGCATAACCTTTGGATCTATGTAGACCTCACCTTCTTCGGTCTTTATGTTGTATCGCAACTCACCTAGTTTCATATGTCCTCCAACAAATGTAAGTCATTTGCAATAATGCTCTCGGCTACTGCATCGTCACTTGTCAAACTGTAATACTCTGTTTCCAAGTCTCGGTACAACGCTCTCATGTACCCTTGAAACTGTACTGTTACATCAGTCTCAAACTCCTCTACCTCTTTGTTTAATTCTTCATCCCATCTTTCTAATACTTGTTGTTGCAACTCTGTCGGGGCAGATAGCACCCCATCAAACTCATCTGCGACTATCTCAGAACGAATACTATTCTCGTGGTAGTAATGCCCGTGATGTCTCACATGAAAGTGGATAGTCCCACCTTCTCGTATCAACTTCTTGATGAATGAATACTCCCCCTTCTTCGGATAGTGTTTCTCCATGTATAGCGGTAGGTTGCCAATGAATCCCTCGAAACACGCACCATCACCCTGCGACCAAAAGCCTGAGAAGTAGATGTCTGTAACGGCAATGCCCACCGATTCCATACGACCCTTGAACTCATCGTAGGCATGATCCCACCACCCATCGTACACATTGATGTCACGATGTTTCTCCATTAACTGCTTGTTGTTTTTTACTGATTGCAAATCCATTACGAGTCCTCCGTATATCAACTTTGCCATCACACACATCGACCAAGACCAACTGTAAGAAGTCAGTCTTGCTCGATACCTTTTCTACAATATGTTGTAGGTACATGATGTACCCTGCCATAGCAAAGTACACCGCACCCACAATGATCTCGCCGATAGTGAAGTCCATCACATCATCACCACTTCACCGAACGGTGCTTGGTCTGCATGAGTAGATACCCATAGCACAGGGCATGATGGTTGTTCACCGAATGAATCACAACACAAGTCGGTTAGGAATACACAAGCAACGGGATCAATGCCATGCTCGACCATGTAATCAAACACAGGGGCAAAGTCAGTACCGCCACCGCCGTGTGGTCGGATGTTCAGATCATCGTTGGGTTCATACGATTCGTAATGGGATACTTCAGAATCAAAGTACACCACATGAATCTTTGTTGGTGCAAGATCTTCCTTGACCTTACGAATCTCTGCCGCGAACTGTGCAATGGTGTGTTCATCAATAGAACCTGAGCAGTCAACGGCAAACATTACTTCACCAAGAACCTCACCTGAAGATGTTGGTAGATACAATCCCATGTCAAGGAATCTACGGTTGGGTCGAGCAAACGAACGAGTATCAGCCTTGCACTTGACAAGGAATCGTTGCATCACATCACGCCAATCAACCTTGGGTTGCAATACTTCACCAACGAATCGTTCAAGACCCGCACTCAGTTTGCCCATCATCTTCGCCGCTTGTGCCGCTTGTGCTACCTTGACTTTCCATTCAGCCGCTTCTTGTGCTTGGTCAGCAGGGTCACCATCGCCATCACCGCACTCATCCAATGGATCACCATGCCCACCACCCTCATCATCTTCGGGCAACAGGTTGTAGATTGCATCAGTCGTACCATTACCTGCCTTGTATAGGGCATCGTTGAGCAGACCGCCTTGGGGCATCTTGCCAATGCCTTCATCGGTCAGTAGTTGGTTAATCACATAGTCACCTGCCTGATTCCAACGGCGTGGACTACGCTCACCACGGCGAAATGGATGTTCCAACATAGGATGAGCGCACTCATGGGCTACGAGAAACTTCAATTCCTCATCATCCATTTCCTCAACGAACCGTGGGTTGTACTCAATACGCTTGCCGTTAGTATGGGCAGTCGCAATGGTGTCGTTGAAGTTAAACGGCAGGTTCAATGCAATGTTGCCAAAGAACGGATGCTCCAACACCAAGGCAGTACGAGCCTTGATGATTCGCTTATGTTGCACCGCCTTCTGAGCATCAGTCAGCGGAGTCATATCCTTGTACTTCGTATTGTTCACAACGGAACTAGGTGCTAGTGTAGTCATCATTGACCTCCCATAAATACAGACATTTTGTCCATGATTGCCTTCGCTTCAGCCGCAGTATCACGGCGTAGGTCAGGATCGTTACGCAAAGCATCGGGATGATGCGATGCAAGTGTTCCCTCAACTTGTTGCCGTAAGGATTCAAGGTTCGGGTCATCCATAAAGTTAAGTCGGGTCAGCATCTTGCATTGTTCCTGCAAGTTTTCCACCAATGTATCCCTGAAGATAGCCTTGGGGTCTGCCAACTTCTCTGCCATATGTTTCACTCGGTCATACAACCGATTCCATACTTCCTTCATAGCCTCTGCTTGAGCATTGGCTACTCGTGCTTCAACATCTTGCTGAATCCTAGTCAATTCATCCGATGCAATCTGACATCTAAAGTCGGTCGATGGTACGGGGAAGATTGCCATGTCCATCTTGAACTTACGCTCAATGTCAGACTGACTAGGGTAGTCTGCTTCCTCATACAAACTTGCAAGAATACGCTTGGCATCATCCTTCAACTGACCATAGTTGCTAGTGAAGTCATTGACAAGGGTCATCCAATCGTTCTTTTCCTTACGGAACTCAGTCATAAAGGCAAGGTAGTTGCTAGTTGGTAGCATCATCGTGCCTTCCATACCCCAAGGCAAAGTGTTGGTATAGAACTTCTCCCGAATGTATGTGGTTTTCTTATGCACTCGGTCAAGGTAATCGTTCATAGGTAGCAACGACTTGTTGTATCGACCCACAGAACTTGATGTCCCATGAGACACGGCAACTTGGTTAGTCACCTTCTTATCATACTTTCGTGCAGTCCATTGACTGATGGATAACTGCACAAGTAATGCACGGTCAGATAAATTCATATCTTCACTCCTTCAAGGTTAATGGGTGGGGTACAGACTGCCGAGTGATACAGGTTGCAAGACAAAACGAGGGTGATGTCTAGGCGGTAGTATCACAAAGGGCTGTGTCTGCACCCCATAACTGCTAGTTAGAACAACACATCTTGGTGTGCTATCGACCACTTCGTAAACGCTTGAGTGTTGGTCAACTCAGGCTTCTTACGGCAAGCATATGAGACA